GCCGAGATGGCTCGAATTCTGGGTGCGACGTACGGTCGACTGCAGTCAGAAATGCTCACCCCGTTGATGAACCGAGCGCAGGGAATTCTCGCAAGACGGGGCGAAATCCTGGACTTGCCCGTAGACGACGGAATTGTGAGCCTCGACTACAAATCGCCACAGGCACGGTATCAAGCCCAACAAGACATTCAAAGCACGATGGTTTGGCTCGACGCCGTAAAGGCCATGGGACCAGAAGCATTGTTGGCCGTGGATCAGCCACGGGTCGCGGCATGGCTCGGCCGAGCCCTGGGGGTGCCGGAGGAATTGATCCGAAGCATCTCGTCCCCGGCGGTATCGGGAGACGAATTTGTTGATGCCCTGGTAAACAGTCTCCCGGATTTGTCCGGGAAGCTTGAGCAAACGTCGATTGATCCGGTGGGGATCCTGCCGTTGGATGACGGCGCCACTGCTTCCGCGGAGCCCGGTAATGTCGGACCTTGATTTGGGATGGGCGTGGTTTGAAACCGACTCCGCGTCAGACATTCACGAAACACCGAACTTCGATCGCGACCTTGCGAACGTTTATGCAAGATGCTTTTCGGGTGAGAGCGGGTTGGAAGTGTTGAGGCACCTGAAATCCATAACGCACTCCCGAGTACTTGGTCCCGGTGCCTCCGATGCCTTGCTAAGACACGTGGAAGGGCAAAGGCAACTGGTCGCACATATCATCTCTCTCGCGGAACACGGCCGAAGTCGTGGTCCGGCCGATGACCAGCTTCCCACGCAAAACGGTCCTAAAATCATGGAGAACACCGATGACTGAGAATCAGCTTGAGCCGGTTGGCGACGAGGCCGACACGGCCGACGTAGATGGCAACGCGGCGGGCGGTCTTGAGATTTCTCAGCGGCCCGACCACGTTCCGGAGAAATTCTGGGACGGTGAGACGTGCACAATCCGAACTGAAGCGCTGTTGCGCTCATATCGCGAGCTGGAAAAGCGGCTCAGTCGCTCGGTGCCGCGTCCCGATGGCGATGACGATGTTGAGGGCGTCGGAAGGCTATTGGGCCTGCTCGGTCGACCAGAGACAGCGGAAGCGTACGAGATCACGGCGCCACACCCATTGGTCGTTCCCGATCCCGATCTCAATGAGATGCTGCATGCGGCAGGCTTCACGCAACGCCAGGCCCAGATGGTCTATGATCTGGCAGCGGAGCGCCTGCTGCCGGTGATCGATGAGGCAGCTGCCGAGCTGGAAGCGACCCGGCAGCTGGATCGCCTGCAACAGCACTTTGGCGGCCCCGAGGGTTGGCGGACGACATCCGCGCAGATCAAGGCATTTGCCGAGGCAAATCTGCCTGAGGAGCTGCAAACGGCGCTGGCAAGCAGTTACGAAGGCATCCTCGCTCTCCATCAAATGATGCGGAAGGCCGAACCCGACATAGTGGGCCAAGCTGGCTCTGGTCAGGTAGCCGTCACCGAGGACAGCCTTCGAGAGCTCATTCGTGATCCGCGCTACTGGCGCGATCGCGATCCCGAGATCGTCCAGAGGGTTACAGCGGGCTACCGCAACCTCTATCCGGGTTGACCCTCAGACGAGCGATTAACGGCAGAGAACCAAGCCCGGCCTGCCCGATCGCCACTCCATCGCCCGAGCTAACGGCCCGCGAGGACAACCGGCGGCTCCCCCTTTATCGCGACTAGCAACCCCAAGGTGCGCGATGTCTATCACCATTGATCAAGCGTTTTCCAAGCAGTTCGAACGGGAAGTCCACGAGGCCTATCAGCGGCAGGGCTCCAAGCTTCGGGCGACCGTTCGCGTCAAGAACGGCGTGCGGGGCAGCTCGACGACGTTTCAGAAGGTCGGCAAGGGCGCTGCTTCGACTAAGGCCCGGCATGGCATCGTGCCGGTCATGAACGTCGACTTCAGCGCTATCGAGGCCACGTTGGTCGACTACTACGCGGGCGAATGGGTCGATCAGCTGGACGAGCTGAAGACCAACCTCGACGAGCGCCAGGTGCTGGCAAATGCCGGCGCATTTGCTCTCGGCCGCAAGACCGACGAGCTGATTCTCGAGGCGCTCAAGACGGCCACTCAGGTGGCGGGCCAGGACAGCAGCGGCCTTACCAAAGACAAGGTCTTGCAAGCCTTCGAGATGCTCGGCGAGGTCGATGTGCCCGACGACGGCCAGCGGTACGCCGTGATCGGTTGGAAGCAGTGGTCGGACCTGCTGAACGTCGCCGAGTTTGCCAATGCCGAGTTTGTCGGTGACGAGCAGCTGCCATGGCGAGGCACTCAAGCCAAGGTCTGGCTCGGGACGCTCTGGATGCCGCACTCCGGCCTTCCGATGGAAGGCAGTGTCCGACACTGCTTTTGGTACCACAAGAGCGCGATCGGTCATGCCATCGGCCAGGACGTGAAGTCCGACATCACTTGGCACGGTGACCGCGCCGCGCACTTCATCTCGAACTCGATGTCGCAGGGTGCGGCGCTGATCGACGAAGACGGCGTCGTCGCGATGCCCTGCAAGGAGGGCTGAACATGGCTTATTCATCGAGTGGCCTCAGCGCCATCTCCTATGCCAACGGCTTTACCCTTTGGCACTATCGCACCGACGATATCATCGCCGAGGTCGACAACGCCGGCTACTTCAATATGGCCAGCAAGATGCTGCGTCCCGGCGATTTCATGCTGGTCAACACCGGCATCAACGATTCCCCGATGCATGGAATCGTCGTCGTTCTAACCAATGAGAACGGCGTCGTGGACGTGAGCAACATCACGCAGTTCGGTGCCATCAACGCCGACTAGCTGATCGACCAAAGGTGCCGCCAGGAGGCAGCGCCAGGCAGACCGGTGATTCATCGCCGGTCTGCCGCGATCGGTGAACTGTGGCGCGCACCAAGCTTGGCTCTTGCGCGTTGCTTCCCAGACGTCAGCCACAAGCGAATCGCATCATGACTCTGACCGATGTCGAGATCTGCTCCGTCGCGCTCGTCAAGATTGGCGCCAACGCGATTTCTTCCTTCGATGACGAGACCGTCGAGGCAGATGTCGGGCGCCACCTCTACGAAATAACGCTTCGCGCGCTTATCACCGCCCATCCGTGGCATTTTTCCCTCTTCGAGACAGTGCTCCAGAATGTCGACGAACCGTCGCAGGCTGGCTATTCGCACGTCTTCGCTCTTCCAGCGGATGTCTTGCGCGTGATTTCTGCTGGTGCAAGCAGCCGAGGCCGCGGGCTGGAATTTCGCGTTGCCGGCGATCGCCTCTACGCCAACAGCACCGACGTCGTCCTCAACCATCAGCGACGCCCGGCAACGGCTAGCTTTCCGGCGTTCTTCGTGCAGGTCTTGGTCGCCAAGCTCGCTGCCGAGTTCTGCTTGCCCCTCACGGAAGGTACGAGCCGCGCCGAGGCTTTGCAGCTACTCGCAGCAGCTGAGCTCAAGATTGCAAGATTGATCGACAGTCAGCAGGACACCCCGCGCGCAGTCGAGGACTTCACGCTCATCGCGGCACGAAGCTGATGAGCAAGGTCACAGTGACGAAAACCAGCTTCACGTCCGGTGAGATCGATCCCGCATTGTACGGACGCGTCGATCTTCGCGCCTATGACGAGGGCGCGGCCACGCTGCGAAATGTGCTGGTTCAGCGCACCGGCGGTGTGGCTCGGCGACCCGGTACTAGGCATGTTGCGACGGTACCCGACGGCCGACGGCTCTTCTCCTATGAGCATGGAGAGATCCGCGATCTCCTGGTCTTCGGCAACTTTGAGGTTCACGTAGTCACCGACAGCTCGGTACGGCAGACCCTAAGCGATCTGGATTGGCCGATCAGCGAAGTCGGGCGGCTGTCTTGCACACTGGTCGACGAAGCAGTCCTAGTATGTCATCCAGACTGGAGGCCACGTCTGCTGCGCCGCAATGATGCGGGAGAATGGCGCGCTGAAGAGCTGTCCTTCGCGACTCTCAATGCGGACGACGAAGATGAGCGCGTTGCGTTACCTTTCGCAAGATTTGCGCCATCCAATGTCGCCCTTCAGGCGGTAAAGGTTGGTGGCGGAGCGGAGCCCTCAGCCCAAGTAGACCGTGGCGTCGACATTGAGTTGCGCAGCACGGCCCCGGTCTTCGACACGAGCTTCCACACGAACACGATCATTCGCTTGAAGGGTCGACAAGTCCGCATTTACGCTGTTTCACTCGACGGTGCCGGCATGCTGGCCTTTGGTCGGACTCTCGAGCCGCTCGTCGATACGCTCGCTACATTCGACTGGGACGAGCAGGCACACTCGGACCTGCATGGCTGGCCAGCTACAGCGGCCATGCATCAGAACCGTCTGGTGCTGGGCGGCTGCCGCGACCGTGGCGACTATATATGGTTCTCCCGCTCAGGTCGGCCGTTCAACTTCGACCTTGCCGACGGCGTCGACGACGCCGCCATTGCGTTTCGCATCACCGCTGAGCGCCGCCACGAAATACGCCAACTCTTCTCAGGCAGGGTCCTTCAGGTCTTCACAACAGCCGGAGAGTGGACGATCGGTGGTTTCCCGTTGACGCCCAGCACGGCCAGAGTAGAGCTTCAGACCAGGGTCGGCTCGCCCGATGACCGACAGCTGGCTCCCGTGGACGTGGATGGTGCCACGATCTTCGTCGGCAGGACCGGGCGCGACCTTCGCGAGTTCCTCTTCACCGACACCGAGCAGGCCTACCAGGCCGCCGACATCGCCGTTCTTTCACGCCATCTGATGCGTGATCCGATCGACATGACATTCGATCAACTACGACGCATCTTCTGGATCGCTCGTGCCGACGGGCGTGTATGCGCTGTCACGATCGACCGAAACAGCAACGTCGTCGCCTGGGCGTTACAGGAAACCGCTGGCTCCATTCGTGCGCTGACAATGCATGACGACGTCTTGGTCATGCTCGTTGAACGCAACTCCGTCTTGCACGTCGAGCGTCTCGACGACGCCAGCATGCTCGACTGCCTTCGCACTTTCTCATCATCAGCCCCAACGGCGCTCTGGGACGCTATCGAGGGCGTCAGCGACGGCCGATACCATGTCTTTGCCGATGGTGTTTCGCTCGGAGAGCACGACATCATCGACGGCTCCTTGGAGCTGTCGGAACCAGCAAGAGTCCTGGAGTTGGGGCATGGATTCGACAACGCTGTCGAGGGATTGCCGATCGTTGCCGGCGGTGTG